CGTGTTTATCTCCGACATTGCAATAACGTTATGTGTTCCTAGAATCTGTCCTGCCTTAGCCAAGTTCTCTAAAGCTACGTCAACAGGCCAGCTGGGGATATAGATCTCCCGCATGTCTTTAAGTGTGGCTGTGTAGGCCATAGGTCTTCTCCTTAATAAAACGAAAAAAGCCGCACCCTGTTACAGGTACGGCCATTTACATACCAGTTAAGCTTCTTCGCCCAACTGATCCAAGTCAGCGCCCGTGTTACGGTCGAAGACTACTTTCTCAAATGATACAACCCAAGTTACGATGTTCATGGTTTGTCCACGGCTCATAGCTGGCATAGCCAGTACAACTCCGTTAGTCATGTCACAAACGTCCTTGCCCATATTATCCACAAGCTTAGCTTGAATAGGAGTAATAAGTTTTCCGTCAGCGTCTGCTTGCTCTTGGAAATAGTTGGCAAAGTCTTGCATGTACTTGTTCTCAGGTGCGTTCATAAGCACGCTGAAAGTCATGTCACCAGCACGGATACGCTGCATGGAAACAACCATGTCGCCGTATGCGCCGAACTGTGTAGTGGCGATAGGTGCACGCCGAGCTATGTTGATGAGGTTCTCACCTGCAGCATAGCCAGTAACCTTAAACTCGTTACGGTTCTGGTTACCTTCGTAGGGCATCTTAATGATGAGGTCTACGTTAGCAAAGCTATATTGATACATAATGTATATCCTTATTAAGTGGCCCGTAGGCCACGTTGATTACTCAGAGAAAGATCCAGAAACTTGGACTTCGTGCAGTGCGCCAGCACCACTCATAACGAAGGACAGGCCTGCGTACAAACGGTTGCTAACATCACCAGCAGGAGTATCGCCAAGTGAAACTGAAGTTACCTTGTAACCCTTAGGAAGGAAAGTACCATCAGGCAAGAATCCTGGAGCAGCCAATCCGTTACGGACAGCAGCTTCCAAAGAACGCTCAAGAGTAGCGACACAAGTGTTTATGCCAGTCTGAGTGTAAGGGATCTTGGTGTTGGTTGTGTAGAGTAAGTTGAACATGTCAGCTTCACAACGAGCTTCAAGCCACATCAGACCATGAGTAGTGTCGAGCCAGCTACCAGAAGCCATACGGCTATCAGTGTAAGCGTTAGTGCTCTTGCCAATCAGGACTACTGCAGAAGCGTACTTAGAACGAAGAACAGCGAACTCATTAGGAGTAAGGTCTTCGGCTGAGACACCCGGCATTTGCTTGAGGTTCAAAGTGATAGTAGATCCAACAGCAGCAAAGTTTACTGACGCAGCACGGCCAAATACAGAAGCACTTGGGTACTGTGAAACATTCTTGCTGAAAGTTGTCAGGCTGAAACGCAGTGTAGCTGCTTTCAATACAGAAGCAACGTCGCCGTCGTTTACAGAGGACAAAGTAGAAAGATCGTTAGAAGTGTTCATGAAGATAACTTTAGCGGCTTCACACCACTGAGCTATCTCAAGTGTAGTGGCTCCGTCAGCTATGCCAACATTGTCACGGTAATCCTTGTGAGTAACCAGAGCAGTGAACTCAGCTCCAGAAGTCTGGACAGCAGCTAAGCCATCGACAGGAGTCTCAGCAGCGATGCCATTAGAAACTTTGGCTTGAAAGACTTCAAGTCCAAGTGCTTCAGCAGATACGCCAGTTGCAGCAGTGATTGTGCTGAGGGTACCAGTTGTACCAGACTGAACTACAAAGCCGTAGCCGTGAGATACAGTAGCGCCAGAAGCTCCGGCGGCAACAATCTCAGTCTCAAGTATAAGGGCAACGTCTTCCATGCTGGTTGCAGCTGACAGGTCGAGAAGGGTAACGTCAACGTCAGCTCCGTCTATCTTTAAGCTGAACGAGCCAGAAGTAATGAGCTGGAGCTGCTGTAAAGTATCAGTGCCGCCGCCAACTAGCGAAGCTTTCTGATCAGTGATGAAAGTCATCAGGACAACAAAGTCCTTAGGGGTAGGAGTCTGGCCGTAGAAAGCCATAGCTGCCTTGTAGACTTCAGAGCTAGCTGCCCAGTCGCCTGCAACAGATGCTAGGCTTGTATAAGAACGTGAACGCTCTGCAGCACTGACGGGTACGTTAGCTGAGTCGGTTTCATTGGTTAAGAAACCAAGAATACCAAAGTCACCAGCTGTTACGCCTACAGGAGATACAGAGATACTTACGTCAGCGAATTCAGTGATTTCAATCGCCATGTTAAATTTCCTTGTGATTAGATGTTAATGTTAAATTGAAGAAGATAAGAGTCTATTGTGGTTGTAACAAACTCACCTGTAATATCCAGTGAGTTAATGTTATTCACAGTCTCTTCAAAGTACCTTGTGGTATAGAGATCTACTGAGAAACCTTGGCGGTATTCCCATTCCTTCTCCAATTTTGCATCTTCATTCGAGAGAGGTGTACATCGGATGAAGCCGTAACCTGATGATAACATGATTGTCTTCATTGCTTCTGAAGTCCAACCGTGCATTATTCGAGTGGCGGCTGTGCCATCCGTATCAACTACTCCAATTCTGAAACGGAGCTTAGCTGGGCTAACAGTGAGGAACACTGTCTCCAGATCAGTCTGTGACTTTATTCTTTGGTTGGGTATGCCAACCTGATACTCTTCGATCAAACGGATGTGAGCGAACTCTTCCGTAGGTCTTGGAGCAAAGTTCTGTCTAGCTGGGTAGCTGAACTGAGGAGTACCAACCATAGTGTCAACCATAGTCTGAACTACTTGGACGTCTTGTCTCATGGTCCTGTCTCCTCGTCTGACTTCTCAAGAATGAATGACGAGAATCCGAAGATCTGTTCGTCTGATTCCTGCAGCACATTGTAGTAGGCACCCCGGAAAGTTATTTTGTTTCCAACGTCTACTTTATACCTGTCACTTACGTACAGGTTGCGATAATTACTATAGCGTGCTCCACCGTCCATTGAGTGCAAGGATATGCCCTCATCGAACTGTGAGAATTTGTTCCCGGCGACTATAACGCCGTGGATAGTAGTGGACTCTGCGCCCCCTTTGATAAAGTTATTGCTTGAATCGTAAGAGCCTTCAGCGATAACTGTTAGTGTCATTGGTGCCTGCATCCTGAAATTGAATGCACGCCTTAGATTCATGGTCATAAGAACTACCTCCCGTATACACCTGCGAAAACTATACGCTGGTAGGAGAAGTATCTTTTCCCGTATGAAGTACTGTGCAGGTCGGTGGCTGTGGGTGTTGTTCCATTTACAGCTTGCTCGACTACTACATCATCTACTTCCTGTTTCTTAACTGGTCCTAATACGTTGCCGTCCCCATTGGCCTGAAACTCACCTACATATAGAAGGTGTGCGGCGTGGTACTCATGTGCAACTGTGTAGTAACCCAACCACTTCTCTTCGGAGGTCATCAGTAGTGCAGCGTCATCTAAGAACATCTGTACTCGGGCGTCTGGCACACTTGCGAACTCAGGGAATCTGGTTCGGAACTCTAGTACAGTAGCCATAGCCACTCCTCATAAGTTGGTTGGAAGGATGCGGGGCCGTAGCCCCTGCATTTACTTTTTCTTCTTTGGTAATTTCGCAGAGAGGTCTACGCCCAGCTTCATTGCTAGGTCTTGGACCGCTGCTTTCTCTAAGGCTGAGTCAAGGGTAACGCCAGCTTGATCTTTGATCAAAGCTACCATGTCCTCAACAGAGACGGGAGAAACTGCGTGCTCAACCATCACTAGTGAACCGTTTGACAGCGAGGCTGCGATAGAAGGTGAGTTAGCAAAGCTGCTGTTCCACATACTATCTTCAAGCTCAAGTGTTGACCCGGCTGGGATGGTTAAATAATTCGGAGTGTTGCTCGGTGCGCTAGGCATTTTGTGGAAAGAACAATTCCGTTCTACAGTACTCTTAATCTTCATTACTAGATTCCTTATATAACTTCTGCATCTAGACGTTCTCGTCCGTGCGTATTCCATAGAGTCACCCCCATCTCAGGGGGCTTCTCTTAGACGGATTAACAGTTGATGAAGTGCTGAACAGCGTCAGGACGAATCAACTCAAGACCAGCAAAACGACCGTAGCAGTTTACTTCAAACTCAAGGCCTTTGTACTGGACGGGCAGGTGAACGTAAGGGAACGGCTCGCGTATACGCATGTTGTCAACAGACTCAGCAATTACAGAGAAGCCTTCTACTGAGGAACCAGTGGCGTCAAAAGATCCGCCAGTAGTTGCAGGGTAGATACCAGCAAGTTCGTTAATGTCCATGATCTGGTCCTTAGAAGTAATGAACATGTTGTTCATCAGGAACCAATCCAGAATTGAAACGTCACTGTGGATAGAACGAGGAGTGTTCATGAGGAACATCTTCTTTTCTACAGACATGATGATCTTAGAAGCTCGGAAGATCTTCTTAGTATCAACGTACATCTTAGCAACAGCAGCAGTCAGGTCAGCAATAACTTCATCAGGAGTCTTATCGACGC